TAATGAATGGACGGAAGAAGAAGCACTTGAGTGGATGGATTTCAATGTGATCAACGCTTACGTCGGAAAGGACACCCCTATTTTTGTTATAATAGAACGCTAAATGCAACGCATCTTTGGCCCCCCCGGAACCGGCAAAACGACCACACTATTGAATCTAGTAGACCGCTCGCTATCGGACGGCACACCCCCCAACAAGATCGCGTTCTTTGCCTTCACTCGAAAAGCCGCTTCAGAGGCGAAGGAGAGGGCCTGTGAGCGGTTTGGACTCGATCCGCGACAGGACTTACCTTATTTTAGAACTATCCACTCACTGGCGTTTTATTTGACCGGGTTGAAATCGGACCAGCTAATGACTGCCCAACATTACAGGGAGGTTGAAAAAAAGATTGGAATTTCTTTGGTGAGTGGCGAAACCTCTTTATATGAAGTCGAATCCGATTTGTCCAACAGTTTGAAAAAAGAGTCCGACCTGTTGCGGTTGATTACGCTGTCCCGGTTGAAAAAGACCTTGCTCAGAACAGAATACAACTTTAGCGACCTTGATTATGAGTGGGTCGAGGTGGACTACGTTGCACGGTGCTTGGTTCAGTACAAAAAAGCGCATGGCCTGTATGATTACACCGACATGCTGGAATTGTTTGCCCAGTCGGCACATCAAACCTGTCCTCGTTTTGAACTGGCAATGTTGGACGAGGCGCAGGATTTAAGCCCACTGCAATGGGACATAGCCCACGCTATCGAGGAAAAATCGGAGCGCATGTACTGCGCGGGGGACGATGACCAAGCAATTTACAAATGGTCTGGGGCCGACGTGGAGCACTTCATCAACCTGCCGGGCGGTAGTGAGGTACTGGAGCAAAGTTACCGAGTACCCCGAAAGGTACACGAGGTGGCAGAACGCATCTGTAATCGCATCAAACGGCGGTTTCCGAAGAAGTATTTGCCTCGGCAAGAAGAAGGAAAGCTAGAACGCATCACCGGGTTTGAAGAACTCGACTTGAACCACGGCACTTGGTTATTTCTATCCCAGGCGCAGTATTTTTTAAACTCAATCAAGAGTCATTGCAAATCCCAAGGTTATTTTTACGAATCGCAGTCCGGCCACAGTTTGCGGTTAAAAATCAGAGAAGCGTTAGAGGGCTGGAAAGCCTTGCAGCGCGGGCATCCGGTCACTTACGATTTTGCCAAGACGTTGTATTCGTACATGTCTGGCAACGGAGGCCGGGTTGAAAGAGGCTTTAAAAAAATTCTTGGGGAAGAAGACGATACGTTTACGTTTGAAGATCTGAGGGACAACAACGGTTTGTTGGCGACTCTCGACATGTCATGGCAACAAGCCTTGGATAAGGTTCCAGACGTTGATGTAGCTTACATCAACGCACTGTTGCGCCGGGGCGAAGACCTCACGGCCCTGCCCCGCATTAAACTGAGCACGATCCACGGGGCGAAGGGCGGCGAGGCAGAGAACGTGGTGCTTTATACCGATTTGACCGCAGCAGCCGAACAGTCGATGGAAAAGGACCCGGATTCTTTGCATCGTGTGTTTTACGTGGCGGTGACCAGAACAAAGCAGAATTTATACTTGGTTGAACCAGAAAACTTTTACCGGAGTTACCCATTGTGAGATCGTTAGAAGAACAGGTAGCCGGGGCACATTACAAGAACCAGAAGATTCAACCGATTGAATACATTCTGGCAAATGAGTTGCCTTTCATTGAGGGCAACATCGTGAAATACATCACGCGATGGCGGGAGAAAGGGGGAATCGAAGACTTGAAAAAAGTTAAGCATTACGTTGAAATCCTCATGGAGTACGAAGATGGAAAAAGAAACTAGGTTGCAATTCCCCTTGTTCACGCCGGAATCAGAATGGACGGCCCCGTTTGAATTAAAAGATCTTACGGACGCGAAAGAAATTGCCATTGACCTCGAAACACGAGACCCGCATCTGAAAGAAAGTGGTCCGGGCTGGCCCAGAGGNGACGGGGACGTGGTCGGTATCGCCGTGGCGACAGAAGGATTTGAAGCTTACTACCCAATCGCTCACGCCGGGGGCGGTAATCTGGACAAAACAATCGTGCTGCGCTGGCTCGAAAAACAAATGTCCACCAACTGTCCAAAGATCATGCACAACGCGCCCTACGATTTGGGCTGGATGAAGGCATTGGGGGTGCCGGTCAACGGGCCCATTATCGACACGATGGTCATGGCGGCGCTGTTAGACGAGAACCGATTCTCCTATTCGCTCAACGCCCTCTCTTACGATTATTTGGGCCTCGCAAAGTCGGAAAAGCTCTTGACCCAGGCGGCAGTAGATTTTGGTGTCGATCCAAAAGCCGAGCTGTGGAAACTGCCGAGCCAGTTTGTGGGGCCTTATGCCGAGCAAGACGCAAGGTTAGCTTTTGATTTATATAAGTTTTTTCGTTTAGAACTCAACAAGGAAAGCTTGGAGACTGTCTTTGATTTAGAAACTCGTTTGACTCCGTGCCTGATTGACATGACATTTCGTGGCATCCGCGTGGACATGGAAAAATGTGAGAGAACCAAGCAGGATTTGATTAAAAAAGAAAAGGTAATACTCAAGCAAATTAAAGCAATGATTGGGGTCGATGTGGAAATCTGGGCAGCGTCGTCACTTTCAAAGGCGTTTGATAAGCTCAAGATCAAGTATGCCCGGACGACTACGGGTCAGCCGTCTTTTACCAAGTCTTTCTTGTCCGATCACCCGCACGAGTTTGCCAAACTTGTGGTGCAAGCGCGTAGCCTGAACAAAATTCAAGGGACGTTTGTCACGTCGATTATGAAGCACGTGTCCAAAAAAGGAAGGATTCACGGCCACATCAACCAACTGCGCTCCGACCAAGGCGGCACCGTCTCCGGCCGGATCTCGATGAGCAATCCCAATTTGCAACAGATCCCGGCACGTGACCCGGAACTCGGCCCCTTGATCCGCAGCTTGTTTCTCCCTGAAGAGGACGAGCAGTGGGCGGCCATTGATTTCTCGCAGCAGGAGCCACGCATCTTGGTCCATTACGCCAGTGTCTTTGGCGAATGGAAGGGTTCACAATTGGGCGGCGCACAAGAATTTGTAGACGCGTACACCAACGATCCAGCTACCGATTTCCACACAATGGTGGCTGAAATGGCACAGATCCCACGCAAACAGGCAAAAACTATTAACCTGGGAATGATGTATGGAATGGGAGTTCGCAAACTTGCGGAGCAACTGGATCTGGAAATCGACGAAGCGAAAGGGCTAACCGAGCAATACCATGCTCGCGTGCCTTTTGTGCGACAATTGATGCAAGGCGTGTCACGGTCCGTGGACAAAAAAGAAGACGGCTCCATTCGCTCGCTCAAAGGACGTAAATGTCGTTTTGATATGTTCGAGCCCCTTGGCTACGATTTGAAGAAAGCGTTGCCGAAAAAGGAAGCAAAGATCGCTTACGGGGACACGACTCCTCTGCGCCGTGCATTCACGTATAAGGCCCTTAATCGATTGATTCAAGCCAGTGCAGCGGATATGACCAAACAAGCTATGGTGGACCTCTACGAGGCTGGAGAACGACCGTTGCTACAGGTTCACGATGAACTGGGATGCAGTGTGCGCGACGAAGACCACGCCCGGCGGATCAGAGAAGTGATGGAGAACGCCATCGAACTGCGGGTTCCGAACAAATGTGACATCGACATGGGCCCCAGTTGGGGCGAAACGAAAGAAATAAAATAACTTGCGATAATTCGCATAGGGTCCTATACTGCACGTCATGGATACAGAAAAATGGAAATCAGTCCTTGTGCCAGTCCCGGTTTACCGGGAAATTAAGGCAATTGCAAGCATGGAAGAACGAAGTATCTCTGGACAATTGCGTAAAATTTTTAAAGAATGGCAAGAAGATCGCGTTGCCGAAGCACGGCAATTGGATCAACACTAGGTTCATTACTGGTGGCGCTGTTAGAACGATCCTCCAACAGCGCCGCTATTACGGGGGGCCTGTTAGCCCAGGTTACCCCCGACTTTTAAATCCAAGACGTAACAGGTCGGTATCCGGTTACGTTTTGTAGGTCAAGGCAACAAAACAAAGTCATTTTTGTTTCCGAGCCTTGTTGGCTCGTTCCCGTCCGAGTGGCCGAAAAGGCGGGTAACTTTATTTAGTTGCACACTTCTTTTTCTTTTGCTACGGTTCTTATCGAACCAACCCCTAGCTGGTTCACCTCAAACCAACCCACATTCCCCGTGGGTCCCCTTTACTGCGCCTTCGGGCGCAGTATCTTTTATGCAGTAAATTTTTTACACTAAAAGAGACTAAGGATATTTAAGACTGTCCTTTCGGACTCGCTTGGCCCACGAGTAGTCAAAACGGGCTTTACTTTTTTTCAGTAATCCGCAAATAAGTGATCTGGTTTTTTTAAGTCGTTTCTGCTTATTTTCAAAAAAGCTTTTTGTTTTACGCTTAAATACCGTCCTTCTTTCTTTGCAAACTTTACTTTTTTAAGTTTTTCTTGGTGTTGCGTTACATTTTGTTGAAGAGGTTGTTTTGAAAGCCGAAAATATTCTTGATTTAAAATGGTAAGTACCCTATGAGTGTCTTCCACAACCCTGTGAGAAACGTTGCTTTCAAAATAAAGCTGGTGTTGATCTTCCCATTGTTCCGCTTTCTTTAAAATTTTCGGGTCCACTACATGCCACGTCATTCCGTCGCAGACTTCTGAATTTCCGGTGGTGTTTTTGTTGGGTAATTCTTGGCTACGGTCTTCGCGCCAAGGCGTTCGATGCCAAGTTTCTACGCAAAAATTACAACTCTTTCTTCTCCCATGCCAATTAGACGATACTTTTCTTACCCCGCAAGTCTCACAGATTAAAAGAGCGTCAATCCCCATCACATAAACCCCAAGGTGTAATCCCAGTCCACACCCAACAACACAAAAACAGCTACCACTGTTATGTCATACCGGTATTTTTGTAAGAAAACTAGCATTTACTTCCTCCAACACACAAATTGTGCAACTCGGAGCGTCCGTTTGCGTTTGTTTTGCAAAAACCTCCTCGTGATAATACCTGTTTGCTTCTGCCCGAGTGGAAAAGGGACCAATGACCTTGGTCCCCTTCGGCTCGACGTAAAACACCAAGACATAAGAATCGGTCATGCGTCGTCAGTCCAGTACATCTCGTTAACCGATGCCTCGATGTGGACAATGGCTTCGTCCGATTTGTTGTACGCCGACCGCAGCCCACGCACCAGCGGTTCCAATACCTCGGCCCGCCGCTCAAACGACATGCGCTCGTATACGTCATATTCAATGTTGATCGGAATGCGGGTCAGCAACAGCTTCTTGTCGTCCGTGCGGTCCCGGTGACCGTATACAGGGGTATGCCGCTCGACATAGACGTCTACACCCAAGTCCCGGCGTTTGTGCATGCCGTGCAACGACGGGTCACAGATCTGGAAGACCGGGCCTTTGGTTTCCTGTGCGTCAACCTGCTGCTCAAGCTCAAAAATCTTGCTGCGAAGTTCTTCTTTTTCCTGATTCCCACGCACCAAATGTTTGACGCGAAACTCTTCCATTTCACTGGAAGTCTCAATGTCAGCCTTCAACTTCACGATTTTCTTTTCCAACCGCTTGATTTTCTTCTCAAGCTTCACTCTCTCGTCTTTTAAAATCATTTCCTAGCTCCTTTTTTAGTTGCGTTTCGGTTGGCGCTTCGCCACGACCGATACGATTTTTGCGCCTCGCGGCACGTGTTTTTGAATGTCTGAAAGAAAAATTCCCCTCAATTCCGCTGATTCAACGCCGTCGCTTGTCTGGTACAGCACGCTAACGTTAAAAATTCCCCGCTCCACGGCTAAGGCTCCCCCTCCGTAGGAGAACCTTTGATCTCTTCGAGCGCCGCCAACCATGAGGATTTCACTACCGCGTCCAACCGTTCACGGTCCGCGGCACTCAAGTGCTTCTCCAAATTTGGGATCGACATACCCAGCGCATCAATCCCATACTTTTCGGCAAATTCCTCCAGAAGGGTTAACAAAGTCGGCACCGCTATTCCCCTAATTGAGGATTTAAATGTCGCTTGGCTACCGCCGACACAATCTCAGCCCCAGGCGGCACGTGCGTTTGAATCTCAGACAGGGGTATCTGATTTATGGCGCGTTGTTTGATCTCTTCCCCAACTTTGTAAACGACTGTGATATCAAATTTCCCCACCTTCATACTCCGTCTACTCCGACGTTGATCTGGATACACGCGCCGTTCATCGTGGCGTCTTGCACCCGATCACCACCATCGGGAACAAACACCCAAAGCCTGTGGCTTTGCTGCGTGATCAACTCTGCAAGCTCCGCGTTAGATAACGAGTTGCCAAGCTCTAGAATTTCTTTGTGGTCAATTTCTTTGTTCATTTTTCCCCCTTGGTTAATTTGCCATAAAGCATATCAGCGATCTGGTTTCCAAAATCCGCTTGCTGCATGGCTTTCAACGCCATCAGTCCCGCTGCTGCGTTGGATAACTCCGGAAATGACCTGTCAAACGCCTCGGTATCTTCTTCCGCAGCCTCGCCGTCCAAGAACGACTTGGCGTCCTGCATTGCCTCAATTAGATCTTTCGTCCGGCAATCCTCGGACACGTCCGCATCGACCTGCATAAACAGGTCAGCCAAACGGTTCCTTGCTTCTTTTAGTTGTTCTTCCATTACACAGCCTCCTGTAACGCAGTGACGTTGATCTCGTCAGTGGTTAGATGAGAGTACTCGGGGTTGCGGGTCACATTGGCACACAACATGACATTCCCCGACGCATCGCGCTTAAAGGTGAACGCGACGGTGTCGCCCTCGGCAGCTTGCTCACGTAGGACAGGAGCGGGGATGTTGTACCGCTTGTCCTTGCGTCCGTTCTTGCCTGTCACGACATAGAACTTGATTGTCGTTTCGGTGCCGTCCGGAAAATGCAAAGGCAGTTCTTTCTTGTTGCCATTCGTCATGGCGTCAAAATCAACGCCGAGCAACCGCGCCAAGCGGACCAGCTCTTTAAAGCAGTCCGGGTTTCCTTTGTCGATCATAGTCTTGGTCAGCGTCTTGCTGACCGGTGGTATCAATAGATCCATTTCAGTCTTCCTTTTGTTGATTTAGCAAACCTGCATTTCTACCAGTTTGCATTCGTTATCTTTCGCCCAGTTCGATACCTTCTTCACGGCATCGGTCCAATTGACCGCGCCATCCGCGAAGATTTCATCAAAACTGTAGCCGTCCTTGTCCTCAAAAATACATACCGCGTTTGAGTCTTCTTCCCACTTGCCAAAACACGAGATCTCCTGACCGTCGTGCTTGATTTCAGTTCTTTTCATCATTTGTCCTTTTGTTGTAGCTCATCGAGCTTGGTGTTAACGTCTTGGAGAGTGGACTGGATGTCACGGATCACGGACCAGAGTTCTTTGACTTCTTCTTCTGACAACGTCACTTTGATCTCGATCTTTTCCATACCTTTCTCCAAAAACTTCAACCGATAGTAACGGCATATAAGAAAGGATGCAACCCCTCTTATATGAAAAACCTTTGATTACTCAGGGTTGACCTGTATAAGATGATATGTTAAAATATGGGACGGCCATGAAACCTTTGTCGAAACCGACCTTTTCGATTGTTCTTTGACCAGCGGCAGCCCCGGCAGCCGATACAACTAAATCTAGCGAGGAAAGAGATGAGTTTAGAACGATTAAATGATTACTTTAAAATCCTAACACCAAAAGCCACAACTATCCCTGCGTTCGTTCACAACGACGGAGGCCGAAAGGCAGCCGGGTATAAAGGCGAAACAGGCGACTGTGTTTGCCGGGCCGTGGCCATCGCAGCAAGGCTACCCTACCAGCAAGTCTACGACAGACTGGCAGAAGGAAACGCCAAGCAGCGTAAATCAAAACACGATAAAGGTGAAAGAACCCGGACAGCACGTAATGGGATTTCTACCACCCGAAAGTGGTTCAAGGATTACATGGTCGAACTCGGATTTGTCTGGACTCCAACCATGCAAATCGGCAGCGGGTGTCAAGTTCACCTCAAAGCCGACGAGTTACCATCCGGGCGTCTGATCTGTAACGTGTCCAGACACCAAGTGGCAGTAATAGATGGAGTTATTAACGACGTCTTTGACTGCTCCAGAGAGGGAACCCGATGTGTGTATGGGTACTGGCAAATTTTAAACTAAAACAAACCAAGGGGCTTCGGCCCCTTTTTTGTTAATTCGCCTATCTATATAGTACTTTCTGAGTAAATTACTTTTTTAAAAAACAAAAAATGAAAAATGGCGGTACTGGTGGGGCCAGCGGGACAGCCCAGTAAAACCGCGGCTTTCAGCGGTCCCGGTGCCGTCCCGGTGAGTTTTATCGCGGGACTATTTTGTTAAATCGCGTATTCACATAGGAGTTTTCAGGAGATCTTGTTTTTTTATTTTTTATTTTTGTAGAAAAGTACTATATGGGAAGCCGTTTAAGTAGGGTAAGATAACCCGCATGGCTAAAAACATAAAAAAAGTAGAAACTCGGGGCCGCCCTTCGGTCAGCGAGGCCACCCGACTGACCGGGAAGCAGTTCAAGTTTGTTGAACTGGTTGCGACGAGGGAGGGTCAGGACACCTTGCAAAATTTGGCCGTGGAAGCTGGGTTCAGTGTGAAAGGTGCCAACACCCGAGCCTATGAACTGCTAAACCCCAAAATTTGTCCACACGTGGTCAAAGCTTTGCGCGAGCGCAGGGAGCAGTTGGCGGTTAAATACGAAGTCAATTATGCGAGGCACATCAAAGATCTCCAGAAGATTCGAGACGAAGCTTTAGTCAATGGCGCGTACAGTGCCGCAGTTCAGGCCGAAAAGGCCCGAGGGTTGGCTCAAGGCAATATCTATGTGAATAAAAGTGAGGTCCGACATGGGTCGATTGATTCCATGAGCAAAGAAGAAGTTCAAAAAGCCTTGGTTGAGCTTAAGAAACAGCTTGGGGAGAAAGTGATTGAAGTTGAGCCAGAACGAGTCGAAGTTTTGGAAAACGCTCAAGTGGCACATTGAAAAATCAGGTGCGGACGTTGTTCTGACTCGCATTGAAAACTCCCAAACCCCTGGCATTCCCGATTTACTTTTTTGTGACACGAAACGCAACCTTCATCTAATCGAACTAAAAGTGACCTCCGGATGGAAGGCCAAGCTCAGTCCTTTCCAGATTAGTTTTGCCGTGCGGCACCGCGGCGCTAAGGTGTGGACGCTGGTGCAACAGAACTTAGCGGCTGATCCGGAAATTCATCTGTATAGTTCTGATCAAACACTGCGACTGGTGGAGCGAGGCATGAAAAAAACAACCCCTTATTTGACTTTCACTTTGCCGTCCGGAATCGATAATTTTTTAAAAGCGATTGAAGGGTATTAGAATTTAGTATAGGATAACTCCTATCTCAGAAACTTAGGTAATTATGGTATGGACAATCAATGTTTTGGTTATTAAAAAAGGTAGAGGAGTTTTTTTCTGGTGAAAAAAAACGTATAGAAGATCTGGCTCAGCTGAAAAATGCAGAAAAATTGCAGCATTACGAGGAAAATAAGAAAATGTGGAAAAATTACGTCTCTGATCGCAAAAAAGAACTGCACGAGCTTTCCTAGTGTGCCGCCAAGCCGTAGCCGATGCCGACAACGCTTGGATGAAGTCGGCCGGGTGGGGAGAAATTTAAACGGTTAGCACTTGATTTGGGCGGGGTCTAGGTATACGATAGATCCCACACCAATAAACACGAGTGTATAAATGAAATTGCTTGATACTGGTTTGGGAAACACCAAAATAAAAAAGACCCAAAACTTCAAAAATCCTTTCGGGAAACCTTTTAGACTTGCGTCTTTATCCCTATGGCCCGATGACAGAATCTGTGCGGGCAGCTTGCTTGCGGATTGTCGCGAGGGTTGCTTGCGATTAGCCGGGCGGGGTCGTATGCGTAATGTGATCGCCGGTCGGCAAGCTAAAACCGAATTGTTTCATAACGACCCGGAATTATTTCTTGCAACGTTCGAAAACGAATTAGAAAATTTTCAGAAAGTTTGTGATCGTGATGGGTTGTTGGCCGTGGTTCGTCCGAATACGATCTCGGATATTCCGTGGGAGAAATACGACCTCCCACAGAAATTTCCCGAAATGATTTGGTACGATTACACGAAGATTGCGCACAGACTTGGCCGCACTCCGGAAAACTATAAACTGATGTTTAGTTATAGCGGGGTCGAGCGATATCAGAACCAAGTTAAAAAAGCTTTGAAAACCGAGGTGCCCTTATCGGTAGTTTTCAATGGTCCGTTTCCTAAAACCTTTTTAGGTCGTGACGTAATCGACGGCGACCGATCCGATCTGGTTAATCTATACGCGGGTCCGGTTATCTTAGGATTGAAAGCGAAAGGCCCAGCGAAACAAGATACTACTGGTTTCGTGGTTCACACTAATTTGGCAACGATGGCCGCCTGACAATTTATGCCCAGGTGCTAAAACCTCTCCGTTTATTCCCCGGTTCGCCGGGCTTTTTTTTGTCTGCTAAGTATGCGATGATCTTATATCCAAACAACAAAACGGAGAATCAAATGGAATTAACCGAAGCTAAGAAAATAACCGGGAACCAACCAACTTGGGCATTAAAGAACATGGTCAAAGCTTTAAAAATGTCCTCATGGTTAAACACCCCGGAAGAAAACCAGCGACTAATTGCCGCACAAATAATTCTATCCAATCAACTAAACGGAGAAACAAATGGAATTAATTAAAGGCGGCCGCGAATATCAAGGATATCGAGCGGGGTACCAACAGTTAATAGTTTTAGATGACGGCGTGAAATTGGTGATGATTTCGCGACCCGGATACAACGGAGACCCAAACCAGTACCACAAAGATTTATTCGCCTTTTGTGATACCGGGGAAATTTATAGCGTACATCCGGCCGAAGATGGCTTGGCCGGGGTGCGCTGGGAAGTAGACGAAGACGAACGAAACGAACTATCAAGCGTTTCGACTAGTTTTCAAAAACACGTAGAACAACAAAACGGAGAAACAAATGGTAGCTAGAACCGCGCAGGAAGAAATAAGAGATTCGGAAACTTTCGAATTGATCGAAGCCAAAATAATTGAATGCGAGTGCAAAGCGCACATACAACTATGGGATAGTTGGGCGAATGGTTGCGAGACGTGCGGCCGCGAGTATAACGGATCTGGCCAAGAGCTGGCCCCTCGGGAATTCTGGGGAGAAGAAACGGGTGAAACCTTTGTTTGATAAATAAGCGATTAGTCCTATATACTGAAGACCTCAACAACAAAACGGAGATTCGCTTGGAAGAAACAACAAAAATAAACATCACCCCGAACTGGCAAACTGTTGCCCGCATTTATACTGCGGTTATGGAAAATAACGATAAAACCACAAAACAAGGCAGAGCCGCCGTGGTAAACGCCCGCGAAGAATTGATTCGAATGGGCGCGCTGTTGGATAAACTTGAGGGTCAAAAATGAATAGATCAGTTTTGTTTCGAGAATTGGACGATACCGAGGTCCAAGAATTTCAAGAGTGGGCCCGGGCAAATCACAAGCCCGGCGATCCTATCGAGCGCGAAATCTGGCACCCTGTCCTTGTGGCCGAATGCGATCTGATCGACTCTGGCACTTTCACGATATGGTTTCAAGATGGCCATGCTCGACAGGAGTTTTTGAGTGAAGACCAAATGCGAAAGCAATCAGAGTTTTTTAGTTTTGATGCGGACGAGGTCATCATTACGG